CCCGCGAATTTGGAACTTTAGGGGGTAGCCCATGACCGTCGCACCTGGCCGGGGCCGCAAGCCCAAGCCGGTCGCGCGCAAGGCTGCGGCGGGCAACCCCGGAAAACGCGCGCTCAACAAAGCCGAGCCGCAGTTCGGCGAGCTGCGCAACATCGATCCGCCGATCTGGATGGATGGCCCGGCGCGCGACCTGTGGGAGCTGCTGGCGCCGCGGCTGTGCGACCAGCGCGTACTGCAGATGACCGACATCCAGAACCTCGAGCTCTACTGCTCGGCCTATGGTCGGTTCCGTCTAGCCGAGAACGAGGTTGCGATGCGCGGCCTTTTGGTCACGGACGACAACGGCGCGCTGAAGAAGAACCCGGCCACGACGGTCATCAACGAGGCCGCGCGCCAGATGGCGACCTTCGGCGCGCTGCTGGGCCTTGACCCGTCGAGCCGCCAGCGGCTGACCGGCCCGGCGCCGGCCGGCAACGGCAACCCATTCGCCGCGCTGCTGAACGGTTGAGCATGGCTGTAAAGCGATACGACCACGTTGCGCAGGCGGCGCAGTGGGCGCGGCTGGTGGTGCGGGGCAAGGTGCCTGCGTGCCGCTATGTGCAGCTCGCGTGCCAGCGTCACCTGGACGACCTCGAGCGCAGCAAGGGCAAGGACTTTCCTTACCGCTTCGATCCAGCGGCGGCCGAGAAGAAGCTGCGCCTGATCGAGCTGATGCCGCACACGAAGGGTGAGTGGGCGTTCAAGCGCCAGTTGGTGACGCTGGAGTCGTGGCAGAAATTCGGCCTTGCCTGCACCTTCGGCTGGGTGCGCAAGGGCTCGGGCCTGCGACGCTTCCGGGAAAGCTACTGGGAGGTGCCGCGCAAGAACGGCAAGAGCGTGATCGCGGCGGGCGTGGGCATCTCGATGTTCGTCGCTGACGGCGAGTTCGGCGCCGAGGTGTATTCGGGCGCCACGACCGAGAAGCAGGCGTGGGAGGTGTTCCGGCCCGCGCGGCTCATGATCAAGCGCTCGCCGATGCTCATCGAACACATGGGCATCGAGGTGAACGCCCAGAACATGAACCGGCCGGAGGATGGCAGCCGGTTCGAGCCGATCATCGGCAACCCGGGCGATGGCGCTTCGCCTTCGTGCGCAATCGTGGATGAGTACCACGAGCATCAGAGCGCGGTGCTCTACGAGACCATGCTGACCGGCATGGGCGCGCGCCGGCAGCCGCTGATGTTCATCATCACCACGGCGGGCGCCGACATCGAAGGGCCGTGCTACGACAAGCGCCGCGCGGTCATCGAGATGCTCGAAGGCACGACGCCTGACGACGAGCTCTTCGGCTGGATCTGGACGATTGACGAAGGGGACGACTGGACCGACCCCAAGGTGCTCGCCAAAGCGAACCCGAACATGGGCATCTCCGTGTATCGGGAGTACCTGGAGAGCCAGCAGCAGCGCGCGATCAAGAACGCCCGCTTTGCGAACACGTTCAAGACCAAGCACCTGAACGTCTGGGTCACGGCCAAGGCCGCGTTCTTCAACATGGAGCAGTGGCGGGCCTGCGAGGACGCCACGCTGACGCTCGAGCAGTTCGAGGGCCAGCAATGCGTGCTCGGCTTCGACCTCGCGCGCAAGCTCGACATGAACTCGATGGCGCGGCTTTTCTGGCGCGACATCGATGGCCGGCGGCACTACTACAGCGTGGCGCCGCGCTTCTGGGTGCCCGAGGACACGGTGTTCAACTCGGACAACCAGCGCATGGCCGAGCGCTTCCAGGGCTGGGTCAATGCCGGGCTACTGATCCCGACCGCGGGCGCCGAGGTGGATTACCGGGAGATTCTGGCCGAGGCCGTCGAGGCGAACCGTGCCGCGCCGGTGCTGCAAAGCCCGATCGACCCGCACGGCGCCACGAACCTGTCGCACCACCTGGACGACGAGGGCCTGACGCCGGTCACGATCGTGCAGAACTACACGAACATGTCCGCCCCGATGAAGGAGATCGAGGCCGCGATCGTGTCGGGCCGGTTCCACCACGACGGCAATCCGATCATGACCTGGTGCATCAGCAACGTGATCGGCAAGACCCTGCCGGGCAACGATGATGTGGTGCGCCCGATCAAGCAGGGCAACGACAACAAGATCGACGGCGCGGTGGCGCTGATCATGGCCGTGGGGCGCGTGATGGCGCCGCAGGAAGACGATGACCCCTATGCAAGCCGAGGATTGAGGACGCTTTGATGGGCCTGTTGAGCCGATTTTTTCGTAAAGCCGATCCGGTGGTGATCAGCACGCCGGAAGAGCTTGCGGCCGTGATTGGCGCGACATGGGATTCAAGCGCGGGCGTGGCTGTGTCGCCTGAGACGGCGATGCGGTTCTCGACCGTCTATGCCTGCGTGCGCGTGATCGCCGAGTCCATCGGCGCGCTGCCGCTGGTGCTCTACCGGGACAACGGCGCCAAGGGCGAGCGCGAGACGCGCCACCCGCTGCACCGGCTACTGACGGTCGCGCCCAACCCCTACATGACGCCGGCCGAGTTCAAGGAACTCATGGCCTCGTGCCTGGCGAGCAACGGCAACTTCTACGCCTACAAGGTGTGGGCGCTGGGCGAACTGGTCGAGCTGCTGCCGATCGATCCGTCGCGCGTGACACCGAAGCTGCGCGAGGACTGGTCCGTCGTCTATGAGGTGACGTTCCCGGATGCGCGCCGCGCGGTGCTCACGCAAGACGAGCTGTGGCATGTGCGCCTGTTCGGGCGCGATGGCCTGCTCGGGCGCTCGCCGATCAGTCAGGCGCGCGAGGACATCGGCGCCGCGATCGCCGCGCAGCGCATGGGCGGCGCCTCCTTCAAGAACGGCTCCAAGCTCTCCGGCGTGCTTCACACGGACGGCACGCTCAAGGACGACGCCTACCAGCGCATCCGCGCGAGCTGGCAGGACACCTACGGCGGCGTCGACAACGCGAACAAGGTCGCCATCCTCGAAGGCGGGCTGAAGTTCCAGTCGGTGCAGATGTCGGCGGCGGACGCGCAGTGGATCGAGTCGCGCAAGATGAGCCGCAGCGAGATCGCCGGCACCTTCCGCGTGCCGCCGCACAAGATCGGCGACCTCGAGCGCGCGACGTTCTCGAACATCGAGCACCAGGCGCAGGAGTTCGTCACCGACTGCCTGCTGCCGTACCTGGTGAAGATCGAGCAGCGCATCAATGCCGGCCTGCTGCCCAAGGAAGACGTGGGCCGCTACTACGCCAAATTCACGCTCAACGGCCTGTTGCGCGGCGACGCGAAGAGCCGGGCCGAGTTCTACACGCGCATGGTGCAAAACGGCGCCATGAGCCCCAACGAGATTCGCGCGCTGGAAGACATGAACCCGCGCGACGGCGGCGACATCTACCTGACGCCGCTCAACATGGCTGTGAACGGGCAGCCCATCAAGGAGCAAAGCGCATGAGCTACAAGCAGCGCATGGACTTCGGTTTCGAGATCAATGCTGTGGGCGAGGACGGCACGTTCTCCGGCTACGGCTCGGTCTTCGACGTCAAGGACTCGGCGCAGGACATCGTGGTCCGGGGCGCCTTCGACAAGAGCCTGGCCGAGTGGAAGGCCGCGGGGCGTATGCCGCCGATGCTGTGGCAGCACCGCATGGACGAGCCGGTCGGGATCTATACCCGCATGGAAGAGGACGACCGTGGCCTGTACCTCGAGGGGCGGCTGCTGATCGATGCCGACCCGCTCGCCAAGCGCGCCCACGCGCACATGAAGGCCGGCAGCATCTCGGGCCTGTCGATCGGCTACACCCTGCCGAAAGACTCGTGGCACTGGGACAAGGACAAGCAGGCCTACATCCTGAAGGAAATCAAGCTGTGGGAGGTGTCGGTTGTGACCTTCCCGGCCAACGATGCCGCCCGCGTGCAGACGGTGAAAAGCGCGCTGGCTGCAGGCGAAGCGCCCGACGAACGAACGCTCGAAGCCATCCTGCGAGATGCAGGCATGTCGCGCAATCAGGCCAAGGCCATGATTGCCGGCGGCTACCGCGCGATCGGCTGCCGAGATGGCGGTGACACGGACGACGCCGAGATCAAAGCCGCGCTGATGGCGCGCGCTGCTTACCTTCCGGCCTGACGGCCTTCGCAACACCCCATTTCGGCCCGCCTATGGCGGGCTTTTGCGTTTACAGGAGATTCACAGCATGAGCAAAGAAGTCATCGAGCTGATCGAGAAGCAGGGCCAAGCCTGGGAAGAGTTCAAGAAGACCAACGACCAGCGCCTGGCCGACCTCGAAAAGAGCCGCGGCACCGCCGACTACGAGGCGAAGCTGTCGGCCATCAACGCCGACATCACCAAGCTCTCCGAGCAGATGAAGGAGATCGCCACCAAGCAGGCGCGTCCGGGCAACCCCGGCGCGGGCGGCGTGGCCGACGCCGAGTACACCAAGGGCTTCGGCGCCTTCGTGCGCAAGGGCGACATCACCAGCATCGAAGGCAAGGCGATCAACGTCGGCACCGACTCGGACGGCGGCTATGCGGTCCCGGAAGAACTCGACCGCTCCATCCTGATGCTGCTGCGCAAGGCGACCCCGATGCGCGCGGTGGCGGGCCAGATCACGGTCGGCACCCCGGACTACAAGAAGCTGGTGTCGCTGGGCGGCGCCGGCTCGGGCTGGGTGGGCGAGACCGACGCCCGCGCCGAGACCAACACGCCGACCCTCGCGCAGATCAGCCCCTTCATGGGCGAAATCTACGCCGAGCCGCGCGCCACCCAGCAGTCGCTGGACGACGTGTTCTTCAACGTCGAGCAGTGGCTGTCGGACGAGGTGGCGATGGAGTTCGCCGAGAAGGAGAACGCCGCGTTCGTCTCGGGTGACGGCACCAAGAAGCCCAAGGGCATTCTGGCCTACCCGAACGCTGCCACCGCCGATGGCGTTCGCGCGTTCGGCACGCTGCAGTTCGTCAATTCGCGCGCCGCCGCCGCGATCACCCCGGACGGCCTGGTG